CGAAGGCCGAGACCCACTGTCCCATGGAAGGAACGAGGATCGCTACGTTAGCCTCGCTCGTTGGTACTTTCTGTTTCTTCATGGTCATTCCTCTGGCTTGGTGAGGACTTCGGGCTTGAAGATGCGGGTATTGGTGTTGGCAAGGTTGCCGACGACCGAAAGCATACCGGACTTGATCATAGTGTCGAGCATGTAGGTGATCTGGTTCGCCGGCACCCGTGACATCAGGAAGTGGATGATCTTGTGCTCAGGGACGGGCCGCTGTGTTCGGCCCCACTGGGTCATTACGAAATGGAAGGTCTCCTCGATGTGGTCGATGTGGCCGCCGGACTTCATCTCCTTAAAGATCTCCGGCATGTACTTCTCGGCTTCGTAGAGGGTCTCGATGGCCCTGGCGAAGTCCTCCTTGCGGATGACCATCTCGGACGAGCGGCTAGCAGAAAAGACCATGCTCAGCTTGAGGACATGGAGGATTCGCCGGGCGTTGTAGTGGACGAGCTTGGAGTGGCCGGGCTCGGTCTTGCTGGCTAGTTCGCTGTGCCAGTGCTCGATGTCCTCAACGGCCGCGTCGTCCACGGAGAACTGACCGCTCATCTCGGTGATGCGAACGAGGTCCTCCAACAGGGAGTCGTACATGGGCTTGTTGGACCGGCCCTTGCCACGGAAGACCTTGGTCTTGACCGGCGTGCCCCAGTACACCATGATGATGCGCGCTGTGAAGCCCATGCCGAAGGCGCTCTCGGGCAATAGTTCATGGAGGTACTTGGGCTGCGTGCCCGCCAGGATGTGCAGGTGCGGACGCTCGATACGGACGGGTTCGGGCCTACCACGGATCTTCTCGTCGAAGATGTCATAGCACTGGAATAGCTCGTTTAGTAGGCTCAGGAAGCCCAGGTTGTGTTCGGGTAGGATGACACCTAACTCGGGCGCGGCGACGAGCATGGAGTGGTAGTTGAACCATGACCCGTTCAGGATAACGGACTTCTGGGAACTGCCGTCGGCCAGCTCGTCAATCAGACCCTTGTGTGATACTGATACAGGCGCCACCTTGAGTTGTCCTGTGGCAGCCCAAAAGTCCTTGACGGGCTTGATAGCCTGGTCTTTACCCACACCTGGAGGGGCAACAAAGACGACGAACATGTTGGGGTAGAGGATACCGGCGTTGCCGTGTATCCAGACCCGGCGCTCGAGGGCTCCGGCGACACAAGATATTCCAGCCCATTTCCGATAGATGGGAGGTGAAGGAACTGCTGATGTGTACTCATAGAATCCGTCTATCCAACAGGGAAAGTTTCGTGCAGGGTTGCTTTGTGCGCTCGCGGCCATCCTTTCCACTCCAAGCCGACAGGCCGTCAGGATTGTCTTTGGACTTCTTGGCCCAGTTCCACCCTACCAAGGCCTCGGATGGTATGGTAATGGTGCGCTCGTTAACTGGGATAGGTACGGTCATGAGGGACAAGACCGCAGGAAGGATACGCTCTTCCTCATCTTCAGGGTACTGGATGAGGATGGCGTCGTGAATCTGGGCTAGGAGCTGGACGCCGGGCACGTTGGCCTCCCAGACCTTTAGCATGGCTAAGTTGAGGGCGTCGGCCACAACGGACTGGGGCTCATAGGCTATGGCCTCACGAAGGGTGGCATCATCCCAAGTCCGGCCGAAGAAAGCCCGAGTGCGGCCGAGGAGTGTGGTCAGGCTGGCGCTGTGGTGGAGCTTATCGCTGACCGCACGATGCCAGCCGAGCAGGCACGGAAACGCATCGAAGTATTGTGACTGGAAACGCTCGACCACATCCTTCTGTATCTTGAGATGCTTGGCCATCGTGACCGCGCCGCCTCGATAGTTGGAGCCGTGGCCGAGACGCTTGGCCATGTCACGGTAGCTGAAGTCTCGGTAGAACTTGGCGTTGGCTACCTTCTTGTCGATGGCGGGGTCGCCCGTCCAGGCTAGCTCTGGCCAAACCATCTTGGTGACGGCCGTATGGAGGTCGCCGGATTCGCAGGCCCGCCAGTAGGAATCGTCTCCTGTGTCCCGCCAGGCGCAAGCTCCGACAATTCGAGATTCTGCTTGTTCCAGGTCAATGTAAGCCAGCTTTCTGCCAGGGTCGGCAACGCAAACCACTCGTACACGGTCTGTCCAGTTTTGGAGGTTATCCCCACTACCAAATGCATTAGTGCTGGAGCTGAGTCGGCCGGTTTCTGTACCAGCGATATTGTAACTTGTTCGGATACGGGAATCTTTATCGACGCCCTTTCGTAGGACGGAGATGAGCTTGGTATGGTCTCGTATTGCGAGAATGTGGTTGATGAAGGGTCTGGCCCATAGATAGGCCTTGAGCTTTTCGAGGGCATCCCGGTCGAGGGTGAGGGTCGAATCCCCCCGATTATGCTTGTAAACCGGCGGAAGATTGAGAACATTGTAGAAGAAGTCCTTCATTTGTGGAGGGCTGTTGGCGTTCAGGCTCTCCACATCGAGGGCCTGTGTCAACAGATTCAGGTTAGCCTCGAGGCGGCGCTTCTCCTCGACCAGCACCTGCTCCATGCGCCAGCGGGTCTCCTGGTCTACGAGGATGCCGCGCAACATCATCTCGAGGAGCGGGGACTGCAAGGCCCGCTCGAAGTCATAGGTCAGCTCGGTGACTGCGGTGAGCTGAGGCTCTATCTCACGGAAGACCTCCAGGGTTATCATGCAATCGAGGGCGTTGTATGCCCAGAGGGTGTGCATCTTGCCCTCGGGCGGCGCACCGGCGGTGTTGAGGATTATAGCCATACATTTCGCTCGGAAAGGTCATCACTCAAACCTATCACCCTCATACTTGTACAGAAGGTCTTGGATGCGCTTACGGAGGTACTCGTTCTCCTGAACGATGTACTCGACCGGCCGCGATATGAGGTCGCCGGTGCTGGCATCGACATAGTGAGCCATGCCGGCGATGACGGTGCTACTCTTCGCGTTTGGTTTCGGACTGGTGGGTATGTCGCATAGACTTCCAGTTTCCAATACCTGAAGCATGGACTGAACCGAGCCAACCAAGGCCTTTAGGTAGTTCAGGCTGGAGGGAGTGATGTAGTAGCATTGAGTCATGGCAGTAGTTCCTCACTGGGATGCCCATCTTGCGCCAGAGCCATTGGATGTCGTAGAGACCGTTCTGCGCGAGCTTTGGGCATGGGTGTTGAAGGATGGCCTTGACCAGGTTCCAGGCGTTAGCTTCCTCAAATTGGCTCTGCCAATAGGAGCCACCCGACTTCCGCCAGTCCACGAATGGGATGACGATGGCTCGAGTGGGGGTCTGGGCAAAGCCGATGCAGGTGATCTGGCCGCCGCCAGTCTCTATGTCAAAGGAGAGGACATCGTTGGTCATGCCGTCGAGGTAGGACTTGATCTCGGATAGCGTGGGCTCAAGGATGACCTCACGGTCGGTCTTGCGGATGTCGCGGGACATGGCCTCGCCGGGCACCTTCATCAGGTCTGTGACGACCTGAACACGAAGCTCCCAGTTACGGAGGACGGCCGCCGGATGAAAGGTGGCTAGGACCTTGAGGCCAGGAACAAGCGTGGCTGGATAGACGAACCCTCTGAGCTTGGAGATCTTGGTCTGCCCAATGAGTGCCCAGGTGGCGGTTGCACCGAGGGCGACGATGAGGTTGAGGGATGGCATCTCGCTAAGCTCGCGAGCCAGATCACCAAGAACGTGAGCCCGACACCGAGGAAGATATTTGCCAGGGCGAAGCGCAGGGATGAAGGGCGCCGCGTCTGCTTTAGGTACGAGCCAGGCATCAAGGTCATTGCGTGGAGGCCTCTCATGGAAGACGTTGGTGACGAGGAACGGGCTCGCCCGCCACCAGTTGATCATCTCTAGCGGGCCGCGTGGAGCTGGCCGTGGGTCGAGGCCGGCGTCCACCAGCATGGAGGCCAGGAGCTGACCGCTGGAGCCAATGAACGGGCACCCGAGGAGGTCCTCCTGCTCGCCGGGCGCCTCGCCCACGAAGGCCACACGAGCGCCGGAAGAGCCGACGGGCTTAGTCGGCATGACTGAGTGCCCGCATCTTGACGGCGCGCAACAGGGCGGCCTCGGCCTTACCGACGTACTCGGCGGACAGCTCCAGGCCCAGGGAACGCTTGGCACCAAGGGACTCGGCAGCCCGGATGGAGGTACCGGAGCCACAGGTAGGGTCGAGGACTTCGGAGTGCTCATCGACAAGCATCCGCATGAAATAGCGGAGCATGGGCTCTGGCTTTTCAGAGGTGTGGATCTCCTTTATGGTCGGCCCTGCGTAACTGGCTGCCGTCGGGGCTACGAGCTTGCGGTCTCCACGGGACATCAGGAGGGCTGTCTCGTAGGTACGGCGGGGCTCGAAGTCGGGGCGGGCAATGATACCCTTGCCGTCGGACTTGTGCCAAATCAGCGGATAGGGGAAGACCCAGAATCCACTGGACTCGAAAGCCCGAACGGTGGGTGTGTAATACTTCATCGAGAACCAGAACATAATATGGCAACTAGCAGCCATAAGACGATCACGGTTGTCTATAAGACAGTTGACAAGCGCCCAATAAGTATCTGGGTCGTCTTCGTAGAGGTTGTCCTCGTCTCGCCACTCGGCACTACTGTTGGCAGCTCTGGCCTCGTCGAAGTTGATGCCATAAGGAAAGTCGCAGTGGATGAGGTTGAAACGAGGGCCGGCGTACTGCGGAGCCCATTCGAGGAAGTTGGCGTGTTCGATCTTCGACCGACAGATTTCTTCCGCCGCGTCATGGTCAGGCTCCTGGGTGGAACAGAGGAGGGTCTCCAGCTCGGCCTCGACCTGACGGTCCTTGGCACGGGAGATGATGTTGTAGGCACTGGAGATGCCGGCCGACTTGAGGATCTTGGTGTTGCCAGCCTCTAGCTCGGAGGCAACCTGAATGAAGCGGGAGATGCTGCCGCCGCTGATGCCAAGGGCCTTGGCTGTAGAGTTGGCGGCCCAGGTAGGCTCCAGGCGCACTCGGAGCATATGGTACTTGTTGACCGCCCTGACCTGATCCTGCCAGGACATATCGGAGCGCTTGATGTTCTCTTCCAGTTCAATAGCGGCGAGTTCGTGCTCGTTGACGTCATAGGCCTGGCGCGTGGGAATGAGGTTCCATCCCTGATAGTCGGGATAGTTGCATGGGACGTTATGCGAGCGCAGCCAACGGAAGGCCTCCAGGCGATGCTCTCCGGCGACAAGGGCATCTCCGTGGATGAGGATAGTGTGGATGAGACCGTTGCGGGAGATGCTGTCAGCCAGCTCTGAGATTTTGTCCTGGCTTAGCAGCGTGCGGTGGCGTTCGGCACGTTCGACCTTAATGGAGTTGATTGATGTAAGGACTATCTCGGAGGAAATCATTAGTGTTAGCCTCTCTGCGGCGTTCCAGGTGAAGGATGCGGCGGACGTTGTAATGACTCATCCCGAACTGTAGGGCCGGGCGCTTCATCGCGGCATCGGCGCCCAACTGAGGCTTCAGGTCTTGGAAGAGCCGAAGGATACGGATATCCCGCTCAGCGTTAGGTCTGGGTCTGCCCTTCATCACGCTCGCTCCAACGGGCACAAGTGTCGAAACCGGCGACGCGGACGGTGAGAGTTTGCGGAAGGGTCTGCTCCTTCTCATTGTAGATGTAGATGAGGGTTGCCATGTAGGCTTGACACTCATTGGTCTGGTTGAT